GAATATTGTGCGTTACCATAATAGACGATAAATGCATTCGTTGGAGAATTTGGAATCCAGAATACACGTTGAATACTAAAGTTATTGGAATTAACCGTTGCTAATAAGCCGGTGGTGGTGTCAACATATTGTGTATTATCAATTGTGGTATATCCTGCTCCACCAATACCCACATCAATAACAGGTGTAGACCCAGAGATATAATATCGGTATATTTTGGAAACGGTAATGTCGTTTTCCGTGACCGTTGACGGATGGTTTGGATTATTTACGTAATTTGCGCCTTCACGATACGACACACCACCCGTCTTTTTAATGCTGAGTGTTGGGCTACTTCCACTTGCTTGTAAGGTGTGACCAGAAATCTTTAATGGACCAAACGCGCGAGTAAAGTCGTCGGTCTTTTGTGGAGTTCCGTATGCAACTTGTGGTGAATTAAAGACACCAGTAGAAACACTTCCACTTAAATGAAGTACAACACCAAGCGCAATTTGCGTATCCCATTGATTAATATCGTTGTTGCCCCACGGAACAACTTGTTGTACCACTGCACCAGTATCGTCCAATCCCACATAAGTAATTTTTGCCGAACCTGAGTTGGTGATGGCAACACCGGTCTTAGTACCCCACTCCACATATTTGATGGTTGGATATGGCGATTGGTTTACAGTTGCATTCATCGTGACGATGATACCCGACCCAGATGATATATTGAATGTCGTTGACCCAGGTGTTGATGACAATACGCCACCGTTTAAGATACCGGTGTACATATTACTTTCTAACCAACGTAAACGAGTTACGTTAGTATATCCTGCACTATTTTGTGAGAAGTATAAGTCATTGGTAGACCCACTTACATAGATGTACGATGCAGAAAGTGAGGTATCAATGTTGGTGGTAACGGGTTCAAATTGAATGTATCCTTGAACCGTTTCACTACCAGAGATACCAAATGACCCCGTTAGTCTGGTATTACCAATAAGGGTGTTAGACCCCGTGGTAAACAAACTACCAGTAATGTTTTGGTTACCGAGTAATGTTAATGTGGTCCCATCAAACGTAAGATTACTTTCTACCGTAGCGTTGGGTGCGGTACCATTAAGTGTAATGATACCGTTATCGGTGGTTCCGGTAAGAGTTAATGTACCACTAGTTCCAGAACTACCTGTACTACCAGAAGTACCTGACGAACCCGTTTGACCACTTGTACCACTACTTCCTGTACTACCTGATGTTCCTGAACTACCGCTGGTGCCTGATGACCCGGAGGTACCGGATGACCCGGCGGTTCCAGTGGAACCAGAACTACCAGAAGTACCACTAGACCCATTTTGACCGGATGTTCCCGACGAACCATTCACACCACTGGTTCCCGATGAACCGGTGTTTCCAGATGTTCCAGAAGAACCTGTGTTACCCGACGTACCAGAAGAACCCGTCTGACCACTCGTACCAGAAGAACCGTTTTGTCCAGAAGTACCAGAACTACCATTTTGCCCTGAGGTACCAGAACTACCATTTTGTCCCGAAGTACCAGATGAACCGGCGTTTCCACTCGTTCCAGAAGAACCAGTTACTCCAGATGTTCCTGAAGACCCCGCGGTGCCAGACGACCCACTAGTTCCCGAAGAACCCGATGTTCCACTAGACCCGTTCTGGCCTGATGTTCCAGAAGAACCAGATGTTCCTGAACTACCACTTGTTCCACTAGAACCCGATGTTCCTGAACTACCACTTGTACCTGATGTGCCAGAAGAACCCGATTGACCACTTGTTCCACTAGAACCCGATGTTCCTGAACTACCACTTGTTCCAGAACTACCTGCTGAACCAGATGTACCACTACTACCAGAACTGCCACTTGTTCCGGAACTACCGGATGAACCCGACGTACCAGAAGACCCGGCTGTACCAGACGTTCCAGAACTACCACTGGTACCACTTGAACCCGCCGTACCAGATGTTCCACTGATACCACTTAATGCATACGATGCGGTAACTGCCGACTGAGCCCAACTAGAAGTTCCAAATAGTGACCCTGTTATACCTTGTGTTACGTTTAATGACCCCGTAAGAACTTCTGACCCAGATATAATAAGTGAACCAGTAATTAATAGTCCGTTTGGAACAGATAATCCACCAGAAATATATGATGCTGTAAGAGCGGATGTTGCCCAACTACTCGTTCCATGTAACGAACCCGTAATACTTCCTGATACTTGTAGTGACCCAGTAAATTGATGAACGTCATCTGAACTATCACCAAATTTAGTAGAACCAGATTCATAAATAACTGATGCGGTAACGTATTCTGTACGAAGTTCTTGTGCCGTTAATGTACCTTCAACACGTAGGTTTTGTGGAAAATAATAGCTGGTGTTTGAGAACGTAGTAAATGTAACACTTGTTGCCGCGCTTGCAGTAGTTGCAAATGATGCCGATATTGAATTTTGTGCCCAACTACTGGTTCCTAAGAGTGACCCAGTAATTCCTTGGGTTACATTTAATGAACCAGTAATTGCTACACCACTTTGAGATACAAGTAGTGAACCAGTAATGACAGCACTTCCACTGAATGGGAATCCTGCTCCAGCGCCAGCATTTAATGCATAACTTGAAGTAGTTGCACGTTGCGCCCAACTTGCAGTTCCAAGAAATGAAACTGCATTTACCATTGAACTTGTTATACTTGCATTATTTGCTAGTAATATATGTCCATCGGAGTAAATATAATTTCCGTTAGCTATAATGGTGGCAGGTGATACTATATTTACACCAGAATCAGAAACACTTAAATATGTGTTACCAGAGTATCCGTTTAAAACTACTTCATCTGTTACGCTGTTCGGAGAAAGTGATAAGTCTCCAAATTGAGCAGATATTTTTCCACCATCTTTAAATAATAATGACCCTGTAAGTTCATGATTATTATTTGCATCTAATGTTAATTTGTTATTGGCATCGGCGTCAATACCACCCGCAAAGAACATAATTTTTTGGTCTTCTGTTGCGTTTCCGATGTGCAACATTTGACCAGTAGAGTACAAGTATGCATCATTTGCCATACCAACTTGATTTGGTACGTTATATACACTACTGTTGATGCCCATGTTTATGTAATTTAACTCTTCCGTACCGTTGTCTGCTGTAGCAACAAAGTCAGCAGACGCTTCAGTTCCAGAATTTTGATTTGTTAAATTAATCTGACTGTAATTGTTTACATTACTGACCGCAGTAACCAAGTTGATAGATGATGTATTCAGTGCACCAACGTATAGTGATTCTGGGGCACCTGCGGTAATACTGGTAGTGTTGATACCCACTGTACCAGTACCGTCAATATAGACACGTGCATTATTTGATGCATTTTCACCACCAGCAAAGATGATAACCTTTTTGTCAGGGGTTACGTTACCAATGAGAAGGTCACTTCCTGTCATGTACAGATAACCGTCTAATGCGTTACCCACACCATCGGTAATAGCATAAGTACTGGCATTTATACCAAGATTAATAAATCCTTCGGTTTCGGTTCCAATATCTGCGGTTGCAACTATATCTGAAGATGCCGTTTCTCCACCATTAAAATTCTTTATGTTTAGTTGTAGATAACTATCTACGTTTCCATGTGCAGAAATGAGATTATATGAAGTACTACCCGACGAAGCGAATACACTCAGAGTATCTGGAGCTTCTGGAGTATGTTGAGTAGTTGCACCTAAAAGAACACTTGACCCTGTTTGATATAACAAACTGGATGTTAATGTAGTATCATTACTCCAAAGAGGTATATAATTTTCAGTTCCCCCACTTACGCCCGCACTAGTAGGTGCCCAACTTGCAGATAATGCGGTATACGCATACCCCGCAACATCAGCATAACTATTAAAGGAGCCGGTACGAAGCGGTGAAACACTATTTGGAACAATATTAACATTATACTGTGAACCTTCTTCCAATTTAACTGTAATGTTAGGAATCTGTGCAGTTAAATTTTCATCCGAAGCTTCACGTATAATAACTCGTATATTTGGTATACCAGTACTAAAATCTGTCATGTATTATCTCGTAGACGCGGGACGAACCACAAAATATCCTTCAAGAACTCGTCGAGTAATAGAACCACTGGTCATTTTAATATCATACACATATTTTCTTTGGGTAAGATTACTTGTGTCAGTAGGTGTAAGCTCTATGTAAAAACTACCAGATGTTTGTGGAGTCAATTTTGTGATTGTGAATGATGCCGCTAATTCCGTAGTCGTGTAATTTTCTCTAACTTGACCTACGAAAGTGTAATCGGTAATATCTAAATATCCTCCGGTGTCTGCATTTTCTACAGTAGCAAGTACTTTAAAGGTTTCACCTTGACCAATATTGAATTCAGTGATTTCTGCCATAGTTTTTTCTCGGAAAAATACGTCTTACTATAAGTATCATAAATTCTTGGTATATAACAAAAAACCCCACGTTTGACCGTGAGGTTTTTGTATTTTTATTGTAGAATTAGTAATTGAGGATACAGTAATCTGGTTGTACCGTCAATGAAATAGAAACGGGATCATCTTTTTCCCATGCCATTTCACCAAATTCAACTTTAGTGATTTGTGTTCCCTTCAAAATCCATTCTTCAACTTTATCGCCCACTGGTCCGAGGACATTAATAATAATATCCTTCTTATAGAATTCTGCATATCCATCTCGGCCGGTGACTGATTCGTGGTGAAGACGGACCCATTCCATCACTGCTTGTGCGCCCGATGGAACTACTGGATCGTATAATTCGAGTACCATTTCATCCCACACCGTCTTTCCCTTGACATAGCGTTGGAGATTGATGTGGTCCAAACGCTTCTTTTCTTGGGTAATCTTTGGACGGTCTGCTTTTTTGATGAGATACGCAGGTACACCTTCGATATACATCACATACCGATTTTGAGTTTTTGGCTCAAATGCGGTGAAAAATAGTTCTTGTTCATTGACCAAATTTGCCATATGGCTCTCCAAATATAGATTGGTACTTTAAATAAATAGTGGTTATTGAAAAAACTGATTAGATTGTATCGAAGGTTGCACCAGTTGGGAGAATGTTGAAATCCAACTTGATGAATTCTGCGGTACGAGTTGGTTGGAGATAGATTGCACCAGCCAAAATGTTACGGTCAATGATGTCTGGTGTATTATTAGTTTCATCCATTACCACACGGAATGATGTTAATCCAGAACGTTGTTGAATACCAGCGAGATATGGATTGACGATGTTCAAGAAGCGGTTACGTGTTGCTTCGGTATTTTGTTCGAAGACCAAGTAACGTGCTGAACTTGCGATGAACTTCTTGACGGTGATAAGAAGACGACGAACGTTTACACGGTCAAGTGCTGAAGCGCGACGTTGAAGTGTCTTTTGCCCCCACACACAGATACCTTGTCCTGGGAATTGTGCGATTGGGTTGACCTTTGATTCATACAATTCGTCACGTTGTGCTTGATTTAATCTGGTCTTAACGCCGACTGCGCCTGGAATTCCACCACGATTTAATCCTGCAGGTGCGAACCATTCTGCACCAACATTATCACTGTATGCGTAGACTTCTGGAAGTACTACTGATGGTGGTGCCCAAGTATACTTGTTGGTATTTGTATCTACGATACGAATCCAAGGATAGTATGCTGCAGCGTAATTAGTATCAAGAGTTTCTGCTAGACCAGTAACAGTGCTGATAGTTGCATCAAGTGTTGCTAAGTCGAGAAGATAGAAACAATCACCACGTTGTTCACAAAGGTCAATTGCTGATTGTGCGATATAACTGTGTTGTGAGTATAGAACGCCTGGGATGACCAAAAGATTGAGGTCTACACTATCTGGGTTACTGAGCGTGTTTAATGCTCTCTTATATTCTTTTGAACCAGATGCAGTTGCATTTGAAAGATCAAATCCTTGGGTATTTGTTGAAGTAATTGACCCACCTAGTGCGATATAACGTGCTGGGTTTAATCCATCGAACCCACTTTGGAGAGGAACTGTGAATCGACGATATGCTACTTGGTCACGATTGGTAAGTGAAAGTGGACTACCACCAATTTCGTTGGATGCAAGTGAACTACTGAGGTTAAATTCTGACCCAACTGTTAATCCGCCAACCGTTGGTGCGAGAAGTGATAGGTTAGTAGTCTTTGAGAAATCATATCCGTAATATGCGCGGGTGTCGATAGCATTTGCGTTATATCCATAAGTACTACCACTTAACCAACGACTGGTAACATATGAACCACTGGTAACTTGGCCAGAAGTGGTACTAAATACTGAGGTTAGTGCAGCAAATCCATACGGTACCGCATTTTCTGGAATGACACTATCACTCATTTCTACACGGATATACTTTGAGGTGTTTGGATAGTCACCTTCGTAATAAGTTTCGCCTGTTGCCGAATTATATGTTGGAACTGCGTTACCAATACGGCGTGCGATATAATTTGGACTATCTGGATCGAGATTTAAGTTGTCGTAACTTTCAAGAACATTCGTTGATGTGTCAGTATCGGTGAAGTCACGGACGAGTAATGAGAATGAACCATAATTACTATCTGGGTCAAGACTTGGCGAAATACCAGTAATAGAAATTTTAATTTCTTTATTTGCCGCAGTTCCATCACTTAATGTATGAACTTTGAACAAATCAGTACTTGCTCCTGCGATTGGTTGTGAACGAATCCAAGGAGTAGTTGCGTTATCGTATTGAGTGTTGAGTGCGAGTGACGCAGTAGTTGCACTGAGACTTACTGTATCCCCAGCCTGTGCAAGTGCATCTGGGAAGATAGCGTAGACATATGCTGGATATGAAGAATCACTTTCTGCGGTGGTTCCAAAGTAGGTACCAATAAAGGAGTTATTACCTTCAATTGCACTTAAATTACTTGCCGAAGTGTGTAAACTGTTTGAACTACTGATTACTAAACCAAAACTTGCGGTGGTACCTAAAAGACTGATGTTTGTAAGACTACTTCCAGATACGGTTGGGTGAAGAACTGCAAATAATTTAGTACCGAGCGAACCAGTAGCGAAGATGGTTGCGGCGGTAGTAGTGTATCCGGCTAATCCAAGAACACGAACGATAGTCGCACTTCCTGCTTCTTGGAGGTAGTTTTTAACTGCATAACTCATGTAAGAGGTACCGTCTGGTTCGCCGAAAGTCGTGACGAACCCATCGATACCATCTACCGAAGTAGGAATAAATGCTGGTCCTTTAGTGGTTGGACCAACAAACGCCGCACCAATTTGAGCTACGCCTTGTGCGAGGAATGTTTGGTCGCGTTCTTGTGTAAAGACACCAGGCGACACGATTCTTTCTGCCATACGGTATTCTCCAAACTAAATTTGTTTATCTCTCTGGGGTGAATTCGCCGGTTTCAAAATTAATTGACCCGACACCATACTTTTCCGATAACCGATTAATTAAATCTTGTTCTTCTGTAAGTAAACTTTTAAATAGTTTGGCTTGCTCACCAATCTTTAATTTTAGTTCTGCGATATCCAGTTCCAACATTTCAACTTGAAGTTGGAACTGGCCAGTGTCGGAGACTACCGTTGCTAACTTATCACGCAAAACGTTAATCTCGTTTAATTCATCTTTGGTAATTTCTGCCATAATAACCTCTTTTGTGTACAATACAACTCGTATTATAAATATCTGTTTTTTTACCTAAACATCAATTATTCACTTTCTATTTCGGTAAAAGTAATAGTTTTTTTAGTAGAATACCGTTTTCGTGTGGTAAGGGTTCTATTATTCTGTTTATCTAACATATTCTCAGGCAACAAATATGCGTAAATAGTCATATCAAATTGAGTTCTTACCATGCGGTCTTCTGATGTAGGTAGCTCCGTCAATGGTTCGAACGATTTAACCGAAGTACGGAATTTATAGTTATTTTGGTCACCCCAATATTGGTCCGTTTCAAACGAAATGTTTTCTACCACTGCATTCATTTGTTCCATATATTCAGTCCAAATCATACAACGGTATGTTATTTCATAATAATCTGGAAGGGTGGTGGTCAAATATTCACGACTTGGGGTAATCTTATTTTTAACAGCAAATTGGTCATACGGAGTCCGTCTGTTCCATCCAGTTTCAAAAGTCCTTTCTAAATATTTGTTGACCGGAGAGTTAATAATAGATTTTTTCATCCCAGTTCTACGAATCATAATCATTGGAAGTTGAATTTTTCCAATAGAATCTCTCATAACACCATCACGTTGTGCTGATTTCCAACGTTCAGGATCACCGTAAATAACAGGAACCTTAACTTCATTTCCGTTTTGTGTTACTACAGGTTTAATACGTTGATTCATATATTGAAGAATCGCATTATCAATAGTAAATAACGTTACCGCTATCGGCGGCGTGTTACCTAGTGGGATGTCATTTGCTCTGTTTTGTACAACTTTTTGCTGTTGTAAGTCTACTTTTTGTAATACTGGTTCTTTATATTCTGGGTCGAAGTTCATACTTGCGCCTCTTCTATATCAATACTTGTACGACGAGTCAAGTGTGCCATACAAATAATTGCGGTATTAAACCCTGGCTTACCTGCGATGAGTTGTGTTTCGGTGATATTATGAATTTCGTAAAAGTGATTATTGTATCCAACTATATCACCTATTTCCGGATACGTATTGACTTCTTGAAGCATACGACGAGCAAATCTAAATTCGGTTTGTTGGTCTTGATTAACCCCAAACCCTTCTTCTTGTACAACTGTGTTTTTGTCATATTTTACAATTGCATTTACAGTGACAGGAGTATAACGTGGTTTTGTTACACTTTCTCCGTAAATATTTACTTTTGCAGATTCTACTACAATTTTGTATAATACAACAGCCACATCCATCGTTTCGTCAATCAACTCACGGGTGATGTGTTGAATAAATTCGAAATCACGTTGTGTGACAAATCGTGCCATTGATTAACCTATGTAAATGAGAGTAGGAATATTCTTAAACACTTCTTGCATAGCCTTTGCATTTTCTGCTTGGCGTTGTAACTGTGCTTTTTGTCCAGTTTGATCAAGAGTTTCTTGCAATTCTTTAATAAGTTGTTCTTTTTCAGTTAATCCTTCTCGTCGAAGTAATTCGCCATCCAATTTAATTTGTCCGTCTGGATATGGAATATTTTCAAATTTTGAGCGGACGATACCAAGTAATTCCTTAGCTAATGCCAATGTATAACGGAAAATCCAAGTACGTGATAGTGAATTAGTGTTTGCATATACAATTTGTGTGTATGGAACATTTGTTAAATCACTTGCAAATTGTCCTGCACTTCCAGATTGATACACACTTGCTTGCTTATCAGACACTACCATATAATCAAAAAATATTGCTTTATTCTGTGTAAAAATAGGAGTAAATCTGATAACATTGTCAGAGATTTCAAATCCATATTGACTCTTACGAATCATATCATTGATTTCGATTGCTTGAATACGAAGTAAATCTTCATAAGCTGGCATCATCACGAATGTGACTGGCGGTGAATATCCGTCGAATCCGAATTCTGCCATCAAGTTTGTTAAGCCAAGACCCGTTGTTGCAAATGGGTCATAGTAACGTGCGATGGCTGGTGGCATATAATGGTAGACACGACGAATTTCTATAGCGTTACCACTTTCACTAACATCGGCCCATAATGATTTTAAATCATAAGATTGAGTATATGCGGAAGCCGATATGTATCCTCTCTTTACTTGAACATTTCCACCAGATTGCGCTTCTGTACCATAATCACTTGCAATTTTAATCATTTGTGGAATTGCCGAACCAACCACATTTGTTTGTGTAGCGGAATTTGCCGTAGGCGTACCTTGTAGTGTCATCATAAATTCACGTGCATTAAATTGATTGACTTGGTTGCCGTATGTTGTGATTGCTTCTTCAAAGCAAGCATAGATTTGTTTATCAATTAATTCCACTTCTACAACAGGATATCCTAATTTGCGTGCAACAAATTCTGCTGCCTTTGGAGCATCCGATTGGAATGAGGTGTCGCTATCAAAAAATCCGAATGGAGTAACGCCAACTGGATTTCTAGGAGATCCATCGTAAAAAATTGGTTCTTGTGTTTCCATAATATTCTCTATTAAGGGACTAGTAATAAATAGTTTTATTTAATGATTAACTCATATTTTGGTCATAAAGAAAATAAAAAGGGTGACCTTTCGGCCACCCAGTTTATTCTCACCGTTACTGAGAGATTAGACGTTTGTGAGTCCGTCGATAAGAATCTTACCGAAGAATTCAGGACGTACAACCTTCTTAGCGTAACGGGTCATCACGCCACGGCGTGGTGTGAAGTTCGTTGGGTCATAGACCAACGGAGTCATAATGAGAGGAATGTATGG